ACACGCCAAACGCATTGCAGATGCAGAATATACAGGAAAATGTATGCACGCATTTTGGTACAAACATGGATATTTTACAAAATAAATTTGATGAAAATACGTGGAATGCTTACTACGAGGGGAAAATAGAACCGTTTGCAATACAGCTATCGCTTGTTATGACAAATATGAGTTTTACCGAGAGAGAAAGAGCTTGCGGTAATGCTATTTTCTTTTCAGCAAACCGCCTGCAATATGCCAGCAACGCAACAAAGCTAAGCGTAAGCACGCAGCTTTTTGACCGTGCATTACTAAACAGAAACGGCGTTATGGATATATGGAACATGGCACACGTTGAGGACGGGGAAAAGTATTATATCCGCAAAGAGTATACCGAGGTAAGCGAACTGCAAAACAGTAATGGAAAGCCACAGATAATTATACAGCAAGCGCCCATAGCAACAGGGCAGCAGGCAGAGCCGCAGCAGACACCGCCAGCGGCAGCAGGCGAACCAGCAGGCGGGCTGGGAGAGAAAGAGGGTGTAAATAATGCCGATTAAGAAAGAGCGGGAATATAGGGCGCTGGCAGCGCCATTGACAGCGCAGAGTGCAACGAAATTGATACAGACGGAGTATTACGTAGAGGGTTACGCCACTACGTTTGATACGCCGTATTTGCTGTATGAATTTGAGGACGGCACAAAGATTTACGAAAGAATAGACGCACACGCTTTAGACGGTGCAGACATGAGCGACGTTATCATGCAGTACGACCATGAGGGCAGGGTATTTGCCAGACAGTCAAATAAGACACTGATTTTACAGCCGGACTATAAAGGGCTTAAGGTGGCGGCTGATTTAGGCAAGACAGATTTAGCCCGTGGGCTATACCAAGACATAGAGGCAGGCATGATAAATAAAATGTCGTGGGCTTTTAGCGTAGCAGAGGAAAGCTACGACAGAGAAACACACACAAGGACGATTTTGAAAATCAAGAAAGTTTATGATGTATCAGCCGTGAGCATTCCAGCAAACGGCGATACTGAAATAAGCGCCCGTGCTTTTGCGAGTAGGAGTTACGAGCAGGAGAGGCAGGAGCTGCTTAAGAGGCGGGCAGCAATACTAAAGATTAGAGCGAGCTTATAAAATCCAAGACAAGAAAGGAAACATAACAATGAGATTAAAAGAAATCGAGGAAAGATTAGCACAGATTAAGGCAGAGCTTACCACAAGAGCGGCAGAGCTGAAAGAAGAGGAAATCACAGCACTTGAAAAAGAAGTAACTGCATTGCAGGAAGAAAGAGCGGCGATTACAGCGGCAGCAGAAAAGCGCAGCGCCTTACTTGCGAGAATTGCAGCAGGCGAGAATGTAGACGACGGAAACGGCGGCGAGGGACAGCAGAGAGTGCTTAGAAATTTCAAGGGCGCAGCAGGAGAGGGCGATAACGACGACAAGTACGGCAGTATGGAATACCGAAAAGCATTTATGAAATACGTGTGCAGAGGCGAGGCGCTGCCGAAAGAGTACAGAGCAGATGCAGTAAGCAAAAGCACGGACGTAGGCGCAGTTATTCCTACCACAGTGCTTAACCAGATTGTAGAAAAGCTGGAAAGCACAGGTATGATTTTAGCCCTTGTAACCAGAACTGCATACAAGGGCGGCGTTTCTATCCCCGTATCTACTGTAAAGCCTACTGCAACATGGGTAAATGAGGGAGCAGGCAGCGACAAGCAGAAAAAGAATATTGCAAAAGACGGAATGATTACTTTTGCATACCATAAGCTGCGCTGTGCAGTAGCCGTATCTCTGGAAGTAGATACAATGGCAATCAGCGCTTTTGAAACACTGCTTATTAACAATATTGTTGAGGCAATGACAAAAGCGTTAGAGCAGGCAATCATTGACGGAAACGGAACAGGAAAACCGAAAGGAATTTTAGCAGAGACACCAGCCGACGGGCAGACAATCGAGAGCGCCGCACCGTCTTACAGTGATTTGATTAAGGCAGAGGGTGCTTTACCTATGGCTTATGAAAATGGCGCTGTGTGGTGCATGAGTAAAAAGACCTTTATGGAGTATGTAGGCATGACAGATAAGAACGGGCAGCCTATCGCAAAAGTGAACTATGGAACATCTGGAAAGCCGGAGAGAACGCTTTTAGGCAGAACAGTTGTACTCTGCGATTACGTAGCAAGCTACAGCGCAGCACTTGCGAAAGATACAATTTTTGCATTCCTTTTCAATTTCAAGGACTACGTGCTTAATACAAACTACTCTATGGGCGTAAAGAAGTATGAGGACAACGACACAGACGACCAGATTACAAAGGGCATTATGCTTGTAGACGGTAAGGTAGTAGACAAAAACAGCCTTGTAGTTGTAAAGAAAATCGAGGCAGTGTAATTAACAAGGCAGCTGGTGTATAAACACTGGCTGCCAGAAAGCGAGGTAGACCATGAAAGGGTATTTAGACGCTAAAGAACTGGAAAGCTACAAGAAAGAAGATTTGCAGGAACTGGCAAAGCAGCTGGGTGTAGATGCAGAGGGAACAAAGAAAGAAATTGCTACACGCTGCGCAGCGGTTGAGGTAGACATACCGGACGAAAGCGAGCTTACAGAAGAGGATAAAAGAGCAGCGGAAGAGGCGGCAGCAGAGGCAGCAGCGAAAGCCGAAGAGGAAGAGGCAGCCACAGAGCTTGTAAAAGTAAAAGCACAGCGCCGTTTCCTTGACAAGGAATTAAACCAGATTAAGGATACTGGGGACGAATACGCAGTAAGCAGAGAACGTGCAGCAGTTCTGGAAGAGGCAGGCGTAGCAGCAGTAATAGAAGAGTAAGAAAGAGGGTGCAGGCTATGGCAGCAGATACCACAACATTAACCGAGAAAATGCGGGCGGCGCTGCGTATCAGCAGCACCAGTGAGAAAATCACAGAGGAAATAAACGACTGTATAGCTGCCTGCAAAGCTGATATGAAAAACGACGGCGTAAAAGTGATAAAAGAGACAGACGGGTTGATTATCAGAGCAATTACACTGTATTGCAAGGCAGAGTTTGGTTTTAACAATGCTGCGGAACAATTTAGAAAGTCATACGACGCACTTAAAATGCGCTTATCTTTATCAGCAGAATACAACACAGCGCCGCAAGTGTCCGAAACGGACACCAACAGCACAGAAAGTGGGGTGTAAAGCGGTGGAGTGGCTGGACGAATTAACACTTATTGCAGAAACAACAGCAGAAAACAGGGTAAATAAAAACGGCTTTGCAGTAAAGCCGGAAGAAAGCACCCGCACTGTATTCTGTAACAAAAAATCAGTAGGGTACAGTGAATATTTTAAGAGCCAGCAGACAGGAAAACTGGTAGAGGCAAAGTACGAGGTACACAAGGCAGATTATGGCGGCGAGGACGTAGTAGAAGTAAACGGGCGGCGCTATTTTGTACTTAAGACCTACGATACAGGAACAGACACCATAGAGCTTACGCTTACAGATTTACGCCACAGAAACGAGGTGTAAGCATGGGAGAGTTTAACACAGTCGGGCTGGAAGATATTATAGACGCTTTCAGCCGGAGAGAGGCGGCTACAGTTGAGGCAGTCCCCAAAATGCTTAAAGCCGGTGCTGATGTGCTGATAGAGGCACAGAGAGCAGAGGCACAGGCAATGGGACTGAATGAAACGGGCGGTTTTATCAATTCCATAAAAGCTACGGACGTAAAGGGCGACGATACGGAGAAATACGTAGAGATATACCCACAGGGACGGGCAAAGCATGGAAACGACAGAAAAGGAGATAAAAGCAAGGTGCGCTATGCAACAATCGGCTTTGTGGCAGAGTACGGCACAAGTAGCCACGCTGCACGCCCTTATATGACAGTGGCAAACGAAAAGGCGCACGAAAAGGTAGTAGAGGCACAGCGCAGTATATGGGAGAGTGAAACAGGCGAATGAGTATACAGGAGATTTTAGAAAGCGCAGGGTTGCCAGCCCAGAGAGGCGTTTACACTGGACGGGATAAGCCAGACGCATATTATACGTTTCTGCGGCTGCTGGGTACGCCTGCGGTAAATGCAGACGACGAAGAGAAAGAGCGCAGGGAAATGTATAGAGTTACGCTTTTCCATAAGGGCGATTTTGAGGCGCAGCTTGATAAGACAAAAGAGGTATTGAAAGCAGCAGGCGTTTATATCAACAGCATAGACGCAGAGCGGGGCGTTTTAAATCCGAACCACCAGAAGAGCCGGGCGCATCGTCTGAAAATGGCGGCTCTTCGGTACTGTCAATCATATCTATATAGCTTACTTGCTTACCACCCTCAATGTTGTAATAAATAATAACTTTATCGTCATACAGATATACTGAATTTATGAACGTATCAATAATTCTTTTCTGAAAATCTACATCGAGCGCGTCGCCGTTGCAGAACTGCTTTAACCAGTCTGCAATATGCTCTTTAGAAATCTGAATTTTTGCAGATATGCGGAGCTTTGAAAGGTCAAGCTCTACCTCCTGCTTTTCAGCGTCAAGTTGTTCCATTTTATCAAAAATAGGCTGACGCGCGGCAGCGGGACAGACAGCCAGAGTATCAACAAGGCGGCTTATTTCTGCTTTTATCCTATCAAGTTGCTTTTCATATGTTTTTATACGGTCAATTCCACAATCTTTTTTGTACTGGGCGACAAGTTCAGATGCAATATATTCTATACGTTCCGGGGTTAAAACGTATTCTACAGTTTGCTCAACAACGTACCACTCTATAAAATCTTTCTTTTCGTTTTTCTTTTTACAATCACGCTCTTTTTTGCGCCGCCTGCAAGCATAGTAACGGTATGTGCTACCATTCCTGCCGCGTCCACTGTCGCCGAACATATTAAAGCCACAATAGCCACAATAAAGTTTTCCTTGTAAAAGATACTCTATAACAGCTTTTGAGGCAGCAGGCGCGTGTTTTCTCTTGCTTAATTGTTCCTGTACTTTTAAAAATGTTTTTTCGTCTATGAGGGCTTCGCAGCCTCCGGCTACGTCTTGCCCGCCATGTGTATAAACACCGATATACTTTTTATTTTTTAGAATAGTCTGCAAGGTTGAATGTGAAAGGGGCTTACCGTGGCGGTTAAGTATACCACGTGTGGCAAGCTCATTTATAATATCCTGCTTTGACGTACCTTTTGCGTATTGCTCAAAAATATAGCGAACAATAGGAGCGGTACGCTCATCTGCAACAAGTTTTCTATTTTCCAGTTTATAGCCGATAGGGGTTAAGCCGCCTAAAAATGTACCTTTTAGCCTGCTTTCACGTTGACCGCGTAGCACCTTTTTAGAAAGGTCAAGGCTATATTGTTCGGCACTGGCTT